GCCATAACGTGTATTTGGACCGAAGATCGTGTAACAGACACACCCAATCAATGGGTAGAAGCTGTTCAACTACTTCGGTAGCTACAGTATCGCTTGCAGAACGCAAGTCTATTGTAGCTAGATGACCCGTCTTGCTTCCAAGACGGGCTCTCCTTTGGTTGACAGACTGATCGTTGAGATTGACGCCGTGAGACGCCAACCGGGTTCGCATCATCCGACCAACTGAAAGTTGGAGAATGATGTTCATATGCGGTTCAAAGCATATGACCCGATCAGTCTTTGCACTCTTAGGGACTGTAAGCATTACGTTCCCCTGCACGATTGGCATAGCGTCACGAGAGGTGACACTAACCGGAGCCCCACACTGAAGTAGTGAGGCACCCCATACAGGTGAGTCCCTAACAGCACGCAAAGCGTGCCTAAGGGCGCTTGCAGTAACGTCTGGGCGTGATCCAAACTTCTTAAGTAGTGACAAATCGCTCCCGAAAGCGGAAGTTGTTCGCCCCTTCGACCAACCCGTGTAAGGAATTACACGGGGCGCCGGACCTAGGATATTCGCAACTTTACTACGGATGAATTGAATTTCATCAGCGTAGGGGGTCATCACTGATCCCGTTTTGAAAGCCCTAAATCGAGCATTGGTCTCGAGACACCGATTCTCAGCCTCATGGGCTGATTCAATTGCGATCTGGGACAGATTTAAACCTGTCTTTAGATCCCTACACTTCGAAAACAGCTTCGTAGCGGCATAAGCCGCGCGGAATTCGTCAACGTTGTTGTAGTTCAAAGGATCACAACTGAGGGTCACCAGCTGGACGAGATCGTCCTCGGTTCCGGACTCAAAGAGCATCCAAACACCGATTGCCCTCGAAGAATCGAGAGCGGCTAGGTAATCACGGAGAAACTCCGCGGTTAGCCCCCTCGGCACCCTTGTCAGGGGATGGAGAGAGCGACCTTTCCGTTGAAACAACGGAACTCGTGAGGAACTCACTTAGACCTCCTTTATTGTCAGCAAAAGCTGACTCCAACTGCGACAGGATTACAGAAAGAACTTTCAGGGTACTAATAATCCGATTGAATAACCGCTCGAGAGAAACCACGAGCGTTACCAAAAGGGTTAATAGTCCGAAAAGACCTCCGTAATCCACCAACTCGAGTGCGTCCACAACCTGGTTACCAGGCGTGTTCGCGATTCTTGATGGCGTCGCTGAAGTAGGTGGTCGCCGTGAAGTTCTTTACGAACGCCACGATGTCTTTCAACTCGGCTTGAGAGGCCCGAGTCGACATCCAGACCTCGACAACCCCAGTAGTTACATAGGCCACACTCGGTGCAGGTGTAATACCCGCATCGTTTGTGCCCACAGTTTCCAACGTGGGGATCTCGATCACATACCGGAACTTCTCGATCCGATTTCCGTTGGGGTCGGTGTGCTGCTCGGTCAGAGAGAAGAAACCTTCGGCATTTACCGCAGATTGCTCTCTCCACTCTGCTACATCCTTCCCCGTCGGAGACCGCAAGGCACCTTTCGGTGCGAACGTCTTGTTCACGGGAGTTGTTTCGCCGTTCGCGAGAACGACATTTGCTTGACTCGACATTATCGAATCTACCTTCATAGCCCCAAAGGGGCGTTAGGAGACAACCAGTGGAAGCCACTGGGAAGCTGATTGTACCGTGACCTTTTTAACGGGTCATGGATTGACGCAGCAACGAAATTGCTGACATCAGTCGGCCGGATCCGAGCTTTGGTTCAAAAATAATGGAGCTAAGCCCAACTGTTGGCGCACCAGTTAAAGGAGTCCTCACTACAGTCGCATAATAATGCGTGAATGAGTCCCCCCCCGACTGGGGCTGACCGTACAGCTTAAACTTAGACCCAGAACTAAAAACCTCTCTTCGGTATCCAAGCGTCCCGCCGAGGTGTTGAAACCTCATTGGGACGTCAAGGCCTTCAAGGTAGCGTCCAATCGGTAGAAACCAATCTGCCACAAATGAAAATGGCACCAGTTCCCACGCTACCGACGCCGGATTTAATAGGCCCAAAGAGCCTACGTTATTCCAGCTTGTTGGCTTACAGCGCCAAACTCCGAATCTGGACTCTTTGATTTGAGAGGATTGAATCCCCTCAATCGCAGGGTTAACAGAAAAGGAGAAGTTCGGATGGATCACCAAATCTGGTCGACCTGTCCTAGCTGTTACTCGGATCACTCGGTTTTCTTCCGAGAGATTGATTTCAGCCAACGTCTCTGCGGCGTTTTTAGCGTCATTTAGGAGAGGCG